AACTGCTTGTTCTCTTACTTGACGCCAAATATAATCATCGTTAGCACTGTATGTAGAGCTAACATTATAATTATTGCCTTTATCTGTTCTAATAGTCATTACATGATTCAAAGTAGTTTTATCGTATACAAATGCAAACTTTCCACCATATCCATGCACAATGTAATAATCAGCTGTAATTTCAAATCTATGGCCAAATCCGGCAAAGTCGTCTAAAGGATCAGTTATAGGATCCCAATCTATTTGGTCAAAGTAATTTTCTGGTATTTGTAAAGTGCCAGTTTTGTTTCCAGTTGTAAGATCAAATATATATACCCTGCCTGTGTTTGCAGCATTATCATCTAAGCCTGTCAAACCGTCACCTGCATCTACTTCGTCTTCAAATGGAGATCCAACTAATAATGTTGAACCATCTAAAACTACACAATCGCCAAATCTGTCTTCATAACCTTCACTAACATCATTAGGATTGGTAATGGTTCTTATAAAATTTCCATTTGCACTATTATAAACATTCACTTCACCTTGATTAGCACCATCTGCACTACCTGTGTCATAATCAGCATTGCCTGCCACTAGATAAGTAGAATTAGCATCTAAAGTGTAGTTTCCTGATATAGATCCATTGACATCTTCTGTAATAGTATAAGCTAAAGATCCATCAGACAGATTATATACAAAAATTTTGCCGCCTCCGCTAGTAATAAGATAATCATCTGTTAGCTTGACAAATTCACCATACCCTGTAGCACTAGTTGATGGTTGTAACGTATATTCTAATGATCCGTCACTCATATTCCAAACCCAAACAGTTTGTTGATAATAATCGCTTGCACAAAAATAATCTTCGGTTACATCTATTGCAATTGCAAAAACATCTTGCGACGGATGAGCTCCAGAAGAATTAGGATTGCCTTTAGTATATAAAGTGCCGCCTGTGCTGATGTTTATGATTCTAATTTGAGATACTTGACCTTGAGACGCCTGAGCACTTGAATATCCGTCTGCTCTATAACTAGCACTAGATCTCATTGTGCTGATGGTTTGGTCAAGTGTTTGAGAAAATTGTGGTGTAAAACCTTGGAAAGGTGCAGATGTAAGATTTGTGGTTTTACTAAAACTAGTTGGTATATTAGTAGCATCATTTAACACCAACTGTTCCAAATGTTGTCCTACATATTGTAAGTCAACTGAACTATCAGCCCAACTATCAGATTTAGTTACAACTCTATCATCAGCAATAAATGAATCATCTGATAAAACAATAAAAAATGTTCTATCTACTAGTTCACCTGCAACTGTAATATAAAGTTCAACCTCGTCAGTATCGATAACACTCCATGTTGTGTTAAGATTACTGTTATTCCATGTTTGCAGTAAAGTGCTATCTTCATGATACAGTTTTAGTTCAGGATTAGTATGTAAATTTATATCTCTACTAAATGTAAGTTTCGCACCATATATTTTGCTACCAACATATAATAAAGTTGTGTCAATAACAACAGGATCGGTTGTGAATGTAATAAAATCTAAATCTTGGTTAGCAGTGTTACCATCATCTATCATAAAACCATTTTCAAAAGAGATTGTATATTCTTCGTTGGGATCTAACGCATAATCTGTTTGTGTTATATCAAAAGTTATTCTAGTTGGCATAATCTTTAATCCTTATATCGCTTGATTTTGCGGGTAATAGTTTGTTGTAGTTTGACTGGCATTAGTTCTTGTGCTCGTGGCCTTTATACCGTTTTGATTCGTATATGTTATATCACGATCCATGTCAATTGTAGTTGTGTTGGTAACTCTACTTGCACTAGAAACTTGAGGACCTGGATCTACTGTAAAAGTCCAAGTTTCGGCTCCAGCAATGCCACAAAAACCTTCAGACAAAACTGCACCTGAAGGTATTGTAACAGTGACAGTTGAACCTCTAGCAAAATCTTCTGTTACGTTTAATATAACATTGTTACCTTCAAAAATTATAGCAAGACCTTCATTGTCTTCAACATCTATGCTTTGAGAACCAACAGTAATAGATCCTGTGCCTGCAAAAACAGCGTGGGTATATGTGCATTTAATCTCTGTTTGTTGACTTACATTTGTGGCACTAAAACTGCTGTTGCCTTGAACTTGTGTTCCTAATCTATCTCTATAATAAACTGCACTCAATCCAAAACTAGCATCTGCTGAATGTTGATTAGCAAGAGCAGAAATAGCAGCAGCTGGCGCATATTCTCTTGCTGTGTTAAAACGCCATCCGCTGATGTTTTTTTCGTTATCTAAATCGCTGATATTTCTTGGTGGATCTATTGCTGGTGCTATTTCAGGCAAAACGCTACAATAACTTACGACACCTGAATCGCTTGTTACATAATAATCTGTGCCATAATCTCTAGTAGCAAAAGGTATTTCGACAACATCACCTGTAATAGTGCAAGCACTTGCTGCAACGGTTTCAACTAGTGTGTCATCTGTTTTGTAGAGATAATAATTTCCTGCGCCAGGCAACAAACTACCGCTTGTAAATCTTGTGCCGCTGTATCTAATATAGACACTGCCTGTCCTTACAAACTGTCCATCTGTGCTAGTAGCACTATCAAAGGTAGATAAATCTGTTACAGGTGACAGTTCACTTACACTTAAAAAATCGGGTGTAGTAGTAGAAGGTGTTCCTGTGCTAGGTCCTAAATTACCATCTTTAGCATTTTGCACAATGTCAACACCTGTCTCATCTTCAAACGTGCCAAAGATTTTGTCCCACAAACTGCCTGGTCCAGTTAGTCCTCCGAACAATCCATCAACACCATTTAACAAACTTAGAACACCAATTGCTGTAGCCAAACCGCCTAAACTATCAAATGCACTTGTGTTTGAGTCAATACCGTCTGTAACTTGCTCTGGAGTAAAATCAACTAAACCACTTGTAGCACTGAACGGGCCAACTGTGATATCATTAAAGCCTCTTGTTTTAACATAAAACTCTGCACTGTTGAGTGTATCAACATCTAATACAACTGTGTCACCTGAACTAAATGTTCCTCCACCTACAGGACGTTTTGTGCCTAACAGTGTATAACTTCTATTATCATCGTTTGGTTCATTTATGTCTGTTGTGAACCAATATTCAATACCTTCAACAACACCGCTTGGTGATGTTGTTTCAATAATAACTCTTGGTCTTGCTACCTTTTCAAACTTGGTAACCTGTGGTGTGCCTGGTGTGCCAATGTTTGCAATTGTAATGATACCATTGTCATCTGTTCTTGTATATCTAAACAAATCAGCAACACTGTAAACATTGGCATCATATTCTAATGCAGTTATGTCAAGTGTAAGAGGGTTTTCTTCTGTTTGATTTTCTTGAATGCTGATAATCCTAAACAGTTTGTTAGAAAAACCTGTAACATCATCTGTGACACTAATAATTTCTCCTGCTCGCAAGTTCATATAACTGTAATCTGTTTCAAAACGTATAATAAGATCTATTCTAGTTTGTTTAAGTTCTACTAAACCTAATATTTGTGCTTGTATTGCTTCATTAACCAACTCGTATCCAATGTTAAGCACAGTATCAAGTTCATTGCCGCTTCTATCAACATCTGGTATTTCGATGTTTACATAATCGCTTCTGTCTCTAATATCTCTGTTAGGAAACTCAACCTTAACGTTGTTGTATTTTTCTGTTATGCCTGTGCCTTGCACTGTTATGTTACTGATAATATTACTGTTGTCAAAACTTGCTACACTTGTTCCTGTTTTGTTAATGATAATACTAAACTGACCTTGATAACTGTCAAAACTCAACCACGAAGCACAACTGTTACAAACCTTTTCTATGTTTGTAAACACATTTGCTTCTGTGTCTAACAAACCGTTGATTTGATATCTGTCTGCTAATACTTGTCCTGTGCCTAATGCTTGATCTTCAAAATTTACACTGGTTTGGCTGTAGGTTGTTAGATCATCAAGACTGTCTGTGTCAACACCTATGCCGGGTATGCCAGCACCATACAAATCGTTGGTAAACAAATCGTAAATCACATCGCCAGGATCTTTCATTGTGTTTTCTACTTCAAAAGTAAAATTACCAAGTCCTGTTATACCTTTTTCTCTGTTGTAGGTAATCTTAACAACAGCAAAAATTAAATCTGTCATAGTGTGATTACTTGTCCAACTTGGCATCACTGAATATGCTGCTGGTGTTGTGCCGCTATAGTTTTCAGGTATTGTGCCTGCTGTAGAGTTGCCTGCATAACAATACACTTGTATCAATCCGCTTGGCGATCTATCAAATGCACCTGTCCTGTCAACTGTGTAATCTACAGTTATGCCATCGCTCTTAAAAACAATGCGTTCGTCATTCCAATACACATCTTTGAAGGTGTATGCACTGCCTGTCGAAGTGCTGCGTAATGTGCCTGTTTTTTCTGCAAGAGTCATACAATAGAACATTGATTGATTGTCACTGCTAAGTTCTGCATCTGTAATAACACCGCCAAAATGTGCCTTACCGTATAAGATTGGCACCTTGTTGCTGCTGGCTGGAGGTATTTGTAATCTTACACCTTTGTCGATGTTTTCTGTTGTTGCTGCTTTGTTTTCTTTATTGATTGCTTTGGTTAGTTTGTTTAACGCAAATCCTGCTAAAACAGTTTTTGCTAGTGTTGCACCTAAACTATTGCTGCCTAAAAAACCAAATATGCTTTTACCAATATTCTTTAATCCACTTAAAAAACCCATTACTTCGGCGCTCCAAAATCAAAATTACTTCTTGCTAAACTAGGCACTCTGTCCATGCTTAAATCATTGCTGTCATAGGCTTTTTGATCCAAAGGATTGGTCCTACGACCTGCAATCTTGTTTTGTAAATATTCTAAAATGCTGCTGCATTCTAAAATAATAGTTACACTGCCAGTATCGTCGCCCATCGACAAACTGTTTTCAATACTAAAATTGTTTATAATACCTAAGAACTTGCCTGCTGGATTTTCACTCAACACCAAAGGTTCTCCTGTGTCAGCATCAAAAAATGCTCTAGACACTATTATGTCACTGCCCTTTAGATCTGCTGCTAGTGCTCCTTGCACAGTAGAAACAGGCAAACCACTTATAACAACTTCAATGTTACCTGGGGCTGCACGTAGATTGTCTTCTGTTGGACTTACACTAATCAACTCACCTAATCCGTTGTATATGTCACCGTCTATTGTGTAATCTTTGTGATAGTCACTGATTAAATCTGTAGTGCCATCAGGATATGCAATCTTAACAAATAAGTTGGTCTGTATACTATCGTATGTGCTTAAATTAATCATTTAGATTGCCTCCGCAAATATAAACGGTCCACTCCATCTTATTTGATCATAACCCCAAATTGTCCAGTCTGGAAACTGCACACATACAACATCAAACACACAACTTGGTCCAACCTGTAATGTATATGAACCTGCACTTTCTCTTACTGGTCTATGTAGTGTGACAGTGGTTTGGTTATACGCTACATCATCTACAACACTATAAACGCTGCCGCTTGTGCCTAGTTGTATAAAATCACCTGACTTTAACACATAGCCGCTGCTTAGTCCGCCTAGTCCGCCTGTGATTGTAACAGTATTGCCTGACGTATGACTAACACTGATGTTATTTGGCGCAACTACATTGCCTTGATATTCACTGATATATGAATGCCCGCTGTTGTTCAACTGTATCTGTCCTGTGGTGATCCTGTCCAGTGCTTCTATTTTGTCAATAAAAGATCTATAGGTGCTGTATTTTGGTCCTGTTGGCAACTGCACTTCAAACTGCCAAACTTGGCCTCCTAAACTGGTTGCTTTGACTGTGCCATC